GGATATACTTTAACTACGTTTTCTACGTAAGTATATATTGGAAAGTTTTCTGTAGGTTGAGTTAAAGGGGAAAGTAATAATTGTCTTAACTCATTAGGTTGAACGTATTGCCCAAGATCTGTGTCTTTATAAAATACAGAGCCTAATCTATATAAAACGTTTGAAGTTCCTACAACAACTGCTTGATTAGGATCAACAGTGTCTAATAAAGGAAAATTAGAATTAATCGCATTATAAGGTATTACAGTGTTTCTTTGAAAAAATTGTAATTTTTGTTCAATGTTTTTTACTCTGTCTGAATACTCTGTATCATTACTCGGTAAACGATATTGTTGATTTAAATCGCTAGCATAAGCCTCAAACATAGTAAGTTGTGCTTGCGTAGCAATTTTATTAAATTCATCAGGAGTTATATAACCTCTTTGTTGTTGATTAAGGATTAATAATACCGTTTGATATACTGTGTTAACGTTTACCATTATATTTGTGTTTTAATAAAAAGGCGGACGAATCCGCCCTTGTTATTATTATTTTAGTCTTTTTTCTATTGACTTAAATACTTCTACTCCTTCATCTGTTTTAAACCACGCAGCGATAGCTGAATAAGGGTTTTCATCAAATGGAACAGTCATTAATTTTCTATCATTACTAGTCCAGTGAATTGATCTTTGGTCTGGTGATATTCTTATAATGTTATGTTCTACTGCATTAATTGCAAAGTTTCTTAACTGCACGTTTTCATCAGCAGCAAGAGACATAAACAATCTAGCATTCTTTTTAGCAAGTAATAATAAGTCTCTTCTTAATTCTTTTGAAGACATTTTATTTACTTTGGAACCATATTCTACTCTTACAATTGCCTCTGCTAAATCAATATCCATATCTCTAGCAATGTTCAATGCTTCGATTTCCCATTCAATATCTTCAAGTTCATCTTGCGCTATACTAACAGGTTTATGTTCAGTATATTTAAGATCTTTCATTGGGTGATATATAGATAACAACTTTTGTAAAGCTGTTTTTTCTTTTGGAACACTTAATGTTCCATCAACAAACGTAATATGTCCTAATGTTACTTCGCCTTTTTGTTCATCACGAAATGGACTATTCATATTTGTAGCATATCTTAGTTCTCTCTGTTCATTTTTCTTATTATCGAACCATAACATTGGATGCCTTGCTGTGTGTTTGCTTGGTATTGTAAAAGTTAAAGGTGATTTACTTCCTTTAAGTAAATAAGTTCTATCTTTTATTTCCCAGTTATCTTGTTTTTTAACTGGCTTTGCAGGTGTAGGTTTTACTACAACCTCTTGAGGAGCAACCTCAACAACTTCTTCTGCTTTAGCTTTTTTAGCCATAATATAATATAATTAAATAGTTTATAAAAATAATAATTACCCCTGCCCGAAGACAGGGATAGTTATTAATATTGAGTAATTACACTCCTTTGAATAATACAAAGTTGTTAGCAGCTTGAGTTACTAAACATCTTTCAGATAGGAAGTTAACTTCCATAGCGTCAAGAGTTGAAGTAAATGCACCACCAACAGAACCTGTTAACCATGATTTCATTCTTCTATCATCAGTTTGTGAAGCTCTATATCTTACGTGTAAGAAAGGTCTTCTGATGTTAGTTCCTAAAATTTGATCGTAAACAGTTGTTGTTCCTGCAGGAATTAATACTCCTTCAATAGACTGAGGTCCAGTCATACCACCACGCGTTGAAGCGTCGTTTAAGTATTTCCAATCAGTTTTGTAGAAGTCATAAGAACCTCTTCTGAAACCACTGAAACCTAAGTTTAAAGCCATTTCTTCTGAGTTTTCAAATAATCCAAATGCAGTACCACCGTTGAATCCTGCAGAAATTCCTGCAAGCATATCATCAAAGTCAAGAGCCGTAGATCTGTCTAAGAATAACATGTTTTCTTCAATTGCACCTTGTGTATCTAAGTTTCTAAGGATACCATCGAAATCTCCAATACCTGTAGCAGCAGAGAATCCAACTTGTACATTACCTCTATCTTCGATAGCTGCAAATAAACCTTGAGAACCTATAGCGCCTGAAGCACCTAAAGCAACTGCAGAACCTGCTGCTGTAACTTCTGATTCAACACACATCATTTCTAGGTAATCTTCAAATCTTAATCTTGTTTCAGACTCAGATTTTAAATACCAAAGGTATCCACCAGTTCCATCTTCAGTAGCAACTTCTACCCAACCGATTTGAGCTGTATCAGATCCATTTACTGTGTATTTGTTTCTGATGATGATAGGGTTGTTACTAAATTGTGTGAAAGCAGGTTCAACACTTACGTACTCATTGTTCGCTAATGTAGAAGCACCACCGTTACTGTTTAAAGTAACTGATCCTTTAGCATATTCAGAACCGTATACGAATATCTTAAGATCTCCTACTAATCCAGCAGCAGCCCAAGTAGACGTGTAAGGTTCAACTGTTATAGTACCACCTACACCAGGTGTAGAAGCTACTACTAAACATTTTACTTCACCACCAAAGTTATCTAAGATAACTACTGTAGCTCTAGCTGATACAACGTTTGTTACAGTTCCTGGCAGTGTTAATACTGTTGGAGGTCCTGCAACTACATTAGCAGCTGGTACATCATAAGCAATGTGTAATCTGTTTTGTTCTGACCAAATTACTTGGTCACTTGTCATTGGAAGCTCTGCTCCAACCATTCTTAAGAATCCAGATAAGGTTCTGTTACCATATCTTTCAACTTCAGCTTCATAAATTTCTGGTAAATACTGCTGTGCGAAATCCGCAAAGTTAGCAGCTCCAGCATCTGTCCACTGTAAATAGTTAGATTGTAAAAGCTCTTGTTGTTGACTTGGTATTATAGTACCAAATTGTGGGTTTAAAGCCATTTTTTCTAAATTTTAATTGTTAAATGTTCGTTTTTTTATTTTCAATTTTGATGAATCAGATCCACTAATAGACTTTACCTTCATTCCACCCACAAAAACATCTCCAGTAGCAACCTGCCTTGGTGTGTCTGTAGCCGGATTTTTCGATTGTTTAACGATAGCTTTAACACCATCTGCTTTACCTTGCTCATAAAAATGAGAAGCTAGCTTGTCCGCATTCATCGCAGCATATAAAGCTTTGTGATAACCAGCTGTATCAGAAATATTTCCATTATTATCAATAAATTTATTGACAAAGTTTTCAATATTACCTTGAGCTTCTGCAACACGTCTTGGGTCTTTTACCTTGTATCTAAAATTTTTGTCTCCTACAGAATAATCAAAACCTTTGAATTCTGATCCGAACAAATCATTAGTACGTTTTTGGAAAATTTCCTGTGACTGCTTTATAGTTTCTTGCTGTTTGTTGTAACGATTAAAAAAATCTGTAGCTTTTTGCTGTTCTGGATTAGCTCCAGGTCTGTTTTTTATCTCAGCATAGTATTGATCTTTTAATTTATTTAGATCGTTTTTAGCATGAGCAACAGCTTCTTTATAAGCTAGTTTTTTTCTTCGTATATCTTTTGCCTCATCTAAATCTTCATCGTATTGATAATCTTCTAATAATAGACTTATATCTTCACTGTCTAGATGTGGTTTAGTTTTTTTATAGTATTCTTGTAATACTTCTTTATCATTTAAAGAACTGTAATCTTTATTTAATTCTACGTAATCAGATACAGTACCGCCTGTGTCCTCCATAAATTTAACCAGTTTTTCAACGTTTTCTGGTAACTTAGGAGTTTCAATTAAAGGTTCTTTTTCTTGTACTTTAACTTCTTTAGGTTTTTCATTTACTTCTTCAATGATTTCAGTAAAAGATTCTTCTTTAGCTTCAGTAATAGTTTCTTCTTTAATTTCAACAACTGGTTTTTCTTCTACAACTTTTTCTGGTTCTTTAGTTAAATCAATTTTAGCAACTGCTGGTTGTATTTCACCTTGTGCTTCTGGTTTAGATAAATCAATTTTAGCTACTTCTTTATCAGATTTAGTTAGTTGTTTTGGTTTTTTACTTTTTGGTTTTGACTTTATTTTAAAGTCACCTTCCTGTTTAACAGGTTCTTTTGCTTCTTCAGCCATAATATAATATAATTAAATAATTAATAATTAAACAATTGGAAACTGATCTTCCATTTGTCCTTGTTTTTCAAAATCAGTAGGTAATAAATCATTTTGTCTTTGAGATATCATAGCACTTTGTTGTGTACCTGCTATTCTTGTTCTTTTGTCTTTACGATCTTCTATTTGTTGTTCACGTTTAGTTTCTCTTTGAGTTTTCATTTGTTCTAATTGAACTTGATAATTAAACTCTTCTGACATTAGTTGTCTTTTTATTTCAGCCTCTGCTTGCATACGTTGTATTTCAAACTGAGACTTAGCTTGTTCAAAGTTTACTTTTTCAGATGTTAAAGCTTGTTGCTTTTGTACTTCAGCTTCTGCTGCTGCTTGGCTAGCTTGAGCGTTTGCCTGTGCTTGTTGTTGAGACATTTCAGCTTGCATCTGTCTTTCACGTTGTAACTTACGTTTACGTTTCATTTTTAGCATTTGATTAGCTAATTTTAAATTACGTATTTGACGTATTTCTATTGCGTCTTCTAAATCAATACCACCACTTGATAAAGCAACTTGTATGTTTTGTTCTAACATTGCTTTTTCTTCTTCGTCTGGTTCAAGATCTAAAAATATACCAAAGTCATGTAAATTGATTTGCTCTAAACCTCTTAATGTTTCAGTATTAAATACAGATATACTTTGTTTTAATACGTTAGCAGTTAGAGGATAATCTAACATGTCATTAACTTTTTTAGATATATTTTCACATATTCTTAATGTTAAATATAAGCTAGCGTTATTAATATGTTTTGTTGCTATATTTGAAGCTTGAGCCGCTAGTTTTTGTAAACCAACTAAAGTGCTTTTGTCTGGCGTGCTACCATCTCTAGCTTCATTAAGTCCGGTTACATCACGTATCATTTGTAAATAATAATTATACGTAGATATTAAACTTTGTATTTTAGCTTGACCAGATCCTGTGGTTAATTCTTGAACAGGTACTTTACCTCTATTTAGTTCACCATCTTGAGTAAGTGATCTACCTACAACAGAACCTGTTTGAAAATACATATTCAATGCTTCTGCTGGATTATAGTTTGTTCCATTACCTAAATCAACCTCTGCTAAACCATCCATATCTAAGAACACACCGTCTGGTACCATTCTAGCTATTACTTGTTGTAGTTTAAGATGAGTTATTTGAATCATATCTGCAAAACCAGTTATTCTACCAACTGTAGAATCAATACGACCTTTATATATTCTAGGAGCACATATTGCATAATTCATTTCTACTTTTGTAGTATCAGCAAAAGGTCTAGTCATATTAGGACATAACTCCCATCTTAATAATATATTTGTACCTAAAACTTTAACACCTCTATATAAAACCTCTATTGTTCTACCTACTCTTTCAAAATTATCATTTTCTGGTGGATTAAAACTGTCTGGTTTTTCGATAGCTTTTAACAAACCGCTATCAGTTTCTTTTATTTTAAATACTTGGTTACTATATGTTTTATATTCAAAATATAATAAAGGAATTGTATTTGAATCCCAAGCGCCTTGACCAAAACCATATTTACTTTCTTGACTACCTTGATATTCTTGTATTCTTTCTAAAGTATTATCATCAAGCATTGGAAATTGCTTTGCTATTTCTGGTAACGTTTGTCCTTTTAATTCTCCTACATAATATATGTCTTCAAAATTTGGATCTTCCGTGTAAGAATATACTAGGTATGCTGGATCTACATAATCAATTGTTATACCATTAGATAAATTAAAATCTGTTTTAACAGCGCCAATGCCACACGTAACTAAATCGTAATTTACTCTACGTCTTGTTAAATCCCATTTATTATAATCTAATACTTGGTTTATAACTTCTTCTTCTGCTATTTCTACAGACTGCTTGTAAGTTAGTTGCATATGAAGCTCTAACTCTTCTGGTGTTTGTGGTAATTGATCTTCAGGTACATTTGTATTATACAGCTCTTTGCCTAATTGAGCTGTTATTTGTTTCATTGTATCTCTTGCAAAAATGTCTTGTGCTAGCAATTCAGCATAGCTAGTTCTTTTTTGTATTGAAGCAGGGTCTTGTGCAAAAGCGTTTATATCATAATCTTTATTAGAAATACCATTTGATAATATATCTACAAATTTAGATATAATAGGTACTGGTTTCCAGTCTAAATTAAGATATGACAAATCACCATTAATCGATAATTCATCTTTATATTTTTGAGTAGGTTGTTCACCTCTAGCATATAATCTAAGTCTATTATAATTATTCCATGTAGTTAGGTATCTATTGCCATTTGTTCTTCCTTGATTAAACCATTCTTGTTCTATAGCTTGAGCAACCTGCTCACCATATTCCCAAGATGCTTTCTCAGCGTCGCTAACCACTTGGCTAGGAAAAATGCTATTACCGTTAGTATATACTTTTCTCATTTAATCTATAATTTTAGATAATAACCCACTATTATCAAATTTTTTTATTCCTAAATCATAATTTTTTCTTATCATTTTAGGAACAGGTCTATATTTATTTTTATTACAAGCCATAATTGCTAAACCAGAACTAATAGAAGCATCATGCGTTGTTCTATTGTTTATATTAAATTTAGCCCAGTCTTCTAATGTTCTTTGGAAATATGTATCTCCATATGTATTATCATCTCTTAGTCCAACATAACTTTCAACGTAACTTTCTATTGCAGCGGCGTGTGCTTGTATTATATCTTGACTAGAGTTAGGTATACCACCTATTTCTTTTTCTGTAACAGATAGTTTGTTGTAAACTTTATCAGGTCTATTCATTGCAAAACCTCTATAACCTCTACGTTTAAAATGATATAGTAATCTAGGTTTATTGTTTTCTGCAAGTATTGGCATACCATAAAAAATACAAGCCATAAGCACGTCTTCAAAAAATATTTCAGCTGTTTGTGGACGAGCGATATATTCTAAAAAGAAATGATTTGGCGGTACATCTTCCATGCTAAATTTAGTTAAACCGTGTAAAGCTCCATTTGAACCTCTACCATCTACTGTACCTGATATATCATAACTATCACAACCAAATGCTCCTAAAGTTTCATTTCCAGGGTGTCTGTTACCTAATTTATTTATTACATTGTTTTGTAATCTTTTAGGTGGAACCCAAGAAATAAAAAATCTTCCATTTTTATTTGGTACAAATATAACTGTAGTATCTTTAATACCTCCTGACCACTGAAAACTTCCTTGCGTTATAACAGATGATCTTTTTATATCTGAATTCCAATCTATTTGTTCGTATATTTTAGTTAAATTAAACAAAGAAGATTTAGCTTCATCTCTAAAAGCGTGTTCTTCAGTTCTTGGAAATTGTCTATAAAATTCATTTAAAGCATCTTGATCTTGTTTTAAACCATCAACTTCGTTTTGCCAGTACTCAATAACTCCAGTTGTGATTGGTGTTCCGTGAGGGCCTTTAACAAGGTCTTTTGGTGTGTCGAAGACAGGATGGCCGTAAGAATCAATGTATCCTTCGTAATTCCATTCCATAGGAATGAACAAAGAATAGAGTCCTGAACGTGTCTGTCCATTTGCATTTCTTTTTGTGACATCTGAGTCATAAAATAATTTTTTAAAATTTGCACCTCCTTTATCTAAAGCGTTTGACGTTGATCCCATCATACACTTACCGATAATTCTACTACCTAATCTAAGGGTGGTTTTCGTAACGCGCCAGTTGTTCTGGATGTTGTTCGGCCTCTCCCATTTACCTGATTCATCGTGGACGAGGAGCCTGAGTTTCTCTCCATCATAGGCGTTATCCCCGGTGTTCTTCCAGTCGATTGTGGTGTCCAACCCGGTGAGATCCTCGGTTTGCTCGGTCGATACAATCGATCTTCTTGTAAACTTGGACGCTGGGACTCTGTATGCGAGTTCGGTCTTTGGGCGGTCCATACCGTCCTGGATCGGTTTGAAAAAGAAGGGGTAATTAACGGATATTGGTACAACCTTATCGGTGAACATCTTCTTAGCGTCGGCGCCAGATTTGGACAATATCCCAAAACGTGAGTCGCTTGATATGGTCGCCATATCCACCGTAACTCCGGATGCCATAAACGAAAAGCCTGAACGTCTATTCTTGAGATAGCACATACCATAGCACCGTGCGTCGGCGTGTACTGCGGTCCAGAATATGAAAAAGAGACGGTTTGCCTCTCTAAAGTCTGGCTGCCCAACATCAATTTTACTCCACTGCAAGTACATGTAGTGATTACCAGTAATATAAGTAGGCTTATCCTTGTTAATATACCAGAAACCTTCTTCACGCCTTCTAAATTCTTCGTTAATATATTCATACCATTGTTCTTTAAAATCTTCTGGATATTCTCTCCAGTCGAATACTGTTTTTATTTTCTTTAAAACTTTAGGATATTCAAAAACTGTCCATTTATTTTCTTTAAACTTATGAACGTTCTCTTCTAAAGGCAATGCTATTTTAAGTCCTTGAATGTCATATATTTCACCTATTTTACCAGTTTTTGAAATAACAACGACATCATGTTCTGCGTTATAACCATACTCCCATTTTTTATACC